TAGTATTTATATTGCCATGTATGCCAATGATGCGAATGCACCGGATTTGGGTAAAACACTACTGCCTAAAATCGAAATGGACATTGATTATGCTGTAAAAGTTGCTGTCCACGATGGCGCAGGGGGAGGTGATAAATATAATGCGGTGTATGTGGCAATGCCGATTGAGGAGGTGCGACTTGCTTAAACTTTCTCGTATATTTTGGGGCGGATATGTCGCTGATAATGCAAAACTTGCGGCAAAAGGCTACAAAGTGATGCGCTTACCTATTCGCATAAACACGGTTGCAAACACCAATCAAGGCTACGGTCAGATCAAAGGCACAACCAAAAAACTGGGCCAAAGCAGTTATTTTCCTGTCCCGGTATGTGTATTTAAGCGCAGTACCCGACAATTACTTTGGGAAACCAAATCCAGACCGGATGGTACTTACCAGTTTAGAAATATTGCGATTGGCCTGGAATGTTTTGTCATCGCCTTTGACCCGAATAATCAATATAACGCAGTCATTCAGGACAAGGTGGTGGCTAAATGAGTAAAACATCAGTTAAGGCAAAGCTTGCCATGATTCAGGCCTTTTCCAGCTTTTTAGATAACGGTAGCCAGAGTGCTACCGTTATTTTTTATGAGGGTGAGCAGCCAGAAAGTCCGGCTGTTGCTGCCGATACATCCAAGATGCTGGTCACGGTGACTCTGCCAGAGCCCTGTATCAAGGAAGTAACAGCCACCCATGTTGAATTACAACCCTCTGATACAGCAACGGTCATTAAAGCAGGTACAGCAAGCTGGGCGCGGATCTATAACGGTGCCGGGCAAGCAGCAGCAGATCTGACCGTAGGGACAGATATCAGTCTGGCCAATACCGATCTGGTCGTGGGTGGCACCTTAACCATTCAATCTATCAAGTTAAAACCGTAACCTGAGGTGCTCATGTGGATTTTAAAAACAAGCTGGGGACCACGGATGCCCACAATTTAAATCTGGAATTTAAAGCGGACAATACTGACAGCCATCACATTGTTCTTAACTTTGAACATCAGGCCGATGGGAGCACCGGTCTTAATTTTGGGGATGATGTAACTGCTAATATTAATACTCAGCTTGAACAGACATGGACTGTCGAGATAGTTGCTGTTTATAGGAATAGTCAGGCCGATACAGCAGAGATCGACGCTATTCTGGATAGTGAACTTAGTATTAACGGAATAGCAATAGCCCTATCTGAGGCAGATCTGGTTGGGAAGGTAGATTCAGTTTTAGAGACTGCTTTTATCGTTGAAGCAACAGTTCTTCAGGAGCCGGAACAGCCCATCGATCCTGGCATTGTGCTGGACTTCACCCAGCCATGGACCGGTTCAGCTGAATTAAATTTCGGCTGGGACAGTGATGTTGTCGCAATCAGTATTGATACCCGGCTGGAAACACAATTTACATTCGAACTTGCTGCCGAGTTTAAAGAAAATCTTGATCTTGATGCAGAGCTCAATACTGCTCTGGATACAGGTTTTAGTTTTGAGCTGCAGGCCAGCTATAGCGAAAATCGATGTGTTATTGATTCAGTTGCGGATACCGGGTTTAAGGCTGAAATTGAAGCAATTTTCGATATCAACTTTATCCGTGGCATTGAGGCTTATCTCATAGCTGGATATCAGGGAGCTTTGCCTTGCTTAAATGTGATTGAAATCCCTTGGGCTAAACCCATTTTAAAGGCGCATCACAGTGCCTTTTATTTTGAGCACAGTTTAGGGTTAAGCAACCAGGCATTACTTGGCTTTGAAAAGGCTGCCTTGCTGTATCGTTCAGTTCAGTTACAGCATGAAGAAAGTACCGGGCTGGTCAGCTCTGCTGATTTCGTCTGGCAGGAAAATAAGCGATTAATTAAAACTCGAACCTTGGTATTTGAAGAGGGCAACAAGCTTAGGATCAACCGTATTTCAGATTGGGAGGAGCTGGTACGGAAGCGCAAGAATTTTACTTATTCGCATCAAGTAGCCCAGGTCTTTGAGAAGCGTTTTATATTTGAATGGGATAAAGGTCTTGAACTGATCACGACCAGTAGCATTGCCTGGGATAAAGCTAAAGCCATTCATTACCGCAAGCATCCGGTTCAACCCTGGCCACAGCCTGAACTTCCTGAATACGTGGGCAGGACTGACCTGAACTTTAACTGTCTGTGTACCGGATCGGATCCACACAACCTTATTTTAAATTTCGGGGCAGATGACTGTATTCCAGGTCTGCCGCCAAAAAGCTGGTGGTATATCGTGAATGAATTATCCGTAAGCCGTCTGGACAATGGCCAGAATATCCTGGTCTATGATGGCAGTTATAGTACAGATCGCAGCCGCTGGTGCTGGTCATATAGCCTGAGCGTACCCGTGTCTGAAATACCGAAACTAGAGCCTATAAATAGTCAGCCTGTGATTTTAAGAGTTATGGTGAATGGTACCGAACATCACATGCTGCTTGAAAACCGTAGCCGCTCACGTCGCTTTGCCGAAACCACTTATACACTGAATGGCCGTAGCCAGTCCGCTTTACTGGACGCTCCCTATGCACCGACACGCTCATTTACCCAGGAGAATGAAAGAACCGCACGGCAGCTCTGTCAGGCTGAACTGGATCGGGTCAACAGCTCAACAACACTGAAGTGGGAGCTGATCGACGAGCTGAGCTGGATTGTTCCAGCGGGCAGCTTGAGCTATTCAAACATGACCCCCATTGCTGTAATCAAAATGATTGCTGAAAGTGCAGGTGGCTTTGTCTACAGCGAGAAGGGTAGCGATACCATCACTATAAAGCCCAAGTACAAAAAAACATTCTGGGATTCAATCACGGTTGAAGAATATGATCGGCTGATCCCTGAAAGTCTGGTCACAGAGCAGTCTACCGATTATGAGCCTTATCCTGATTATAACGGTATCACGTTAACTAATGACCGCTCTGGCTTAAGTGGTCAGATCAAGCGTACCGGCACTGCAGGTGATACGTTACTTGAGACTGCCAACAGTCCACTGTTTACCGTTGAGAGTATGGGCTCTTATGGTAAAGCAGCTCTGGCCAAGTCAGGTCTGGTCGAAACACATCAACTGGTGATGCCGATCAGCTCTGATGTGAGTGAATGTGCACCTGGTGATTTAGTGGCATTTAATGCTGAATGGTGGGGCATCATTGATGGGGTGAACGTGTCATTCAATCATACGGTGATTAACCAGAGTATTAAAGTGGAGAGCATCAATCGTGAGTAATCCATTACAACGTTTAATCGACTTATTACCCAAGGCTCCAGAGTTCATTGGCACCATTACCTCAGCAGATCATCCCAATTATAAGGTTTTAGTGGTCGATGGTAGCGGACTGGTTCTGTGCACCAGCAGTACCAAATACTCCACCGGTACCCGGGTATTTATATCTAACAACGAGATCAAGCGCCCAGCGCCTGAAGGCAGGGTCATACAGATAGAAATTTAAGAAAGCTAAAACAGTTTAAGCACCCTACGGGGTGCTTTTTTTATATCTAAAAAATGAGGGGGATTTATGACAAAAGGAGAAATCAATGGAGTTCCTTAGTCACGTGCTAGAAAGCATAAGGGGGCAATCTTATATCCTGTTTACAGGTATTTTAGGCGCAACTTTTGGTTTCTTGCTAAGTAAAGAACCGCTAAAGGATCGCTGGATCGGATTTTTTGCAGGCTTCATTTTATGTGTAGTTTTCGCTGTTCCGGCAAGCTTATTTTTAGCTGGTGGCAAATATCCTGATCTATTTAGTTTTTTATTCGGCGCTGCAGGTAAAAGTACAGCGGAAGCATTACTAAGTTTGGCTCGATCAAAACTGCTTGGTTTGGTCAAAAAGGAGGGTGGAGATGCTGGTAATCATAAGTAAGACAGCATTGTTATTGTTCATTGTATCTTTTGCAATTCTGGTATTTCATCCAAAAATAAAACTACCTAAGCATCTCGATTTTTTTCTGATGCTTTCAATTATTTTTGGTGTTGCACTATTTGTGAAAGATACATATGTAGCTAGTCCAGCTGGCACGCTTTTTTATACCACTGTCAGCATTTCATTTGCGCTCTTTACACGACAGATCTATCTGTGGGCAAAGGAGGGAGCAAGGCCTAAATTTACAGATAAAAATCAATAACAGCCACCTTCGGGTGGTTTTTTTATGGATGGAATTATGCAAAAAGCAGAACTATTTTCATGGTTACGCGCTATGTCAGGCGGCAAGCTGACTCAAGCGCAAGTAGAAGCTGGTGATCGAATCATTGCAGAGCAGGGTATTGAAATATTCGCTCAGTTGATTGGTTTTAAATTGGATAGCAAAGTCAGTGGGCAATGGGATATATCCGAAAACGGCTATGCACTCATCCGTGATTTTGAGGGGTTTAGGGATAAAGCGTATAGAGACACTGGCGGGGTCTGGACTCTCGGTTTTGGAACTATTAAATATCCAGATGGCCGATCGGTTAAGCAAGGCGATACATGTACTCGCGAACAAGCTGAACAATGGCTTAAGTCAGATTGCCGCTGGGTCGATGCCTGTCTTGATAAATATGTAAAAGCTACTATCAGCCAGAATCAGTTTGATGCACTGGCTTCATTTGTTTATAACATTGGCGAAAGTCAGTTTAGATCCAGTACTTTACTGGCCAAATTAAACGCTGGAGATTACAGAGTTGCAGCTGCCAATTTTGACCGTTGGATCTATGATAATGGAAAAATTATTACTGGCTTGGTCAATCGGCGGGCTCAGGAAAAAGCGCTATTTGTGAAGGGATAATATGAGATCCCTTTCTTTAATTTTAAGTCTCTTATTTTCTGGCTGCACAGCTCATTCAATCCATACACAAATCAAAGTAAGTATCTGTGTGCAATGTATGTGACACTATTTTTAGTTAAAGGAGCTTAAAGATTTTTTCATCAGTAATAAAAAATCAGGTAGTTAAATTAACTACCTGACATAAAAAATCAATTTCTTGAAAATTTAATAATATTTGCTGACTTAAAAGGAGAAGATATCTTCTCAGATATGCTTTGTTTTGAGGGTTGAGGCTTCATACTAATAAGCTGACCAAAATCGTCATCAAGAAAACCTTTAGGTAAACCAGCAAGTAATTCTAGATGCTTCTTAAGTGCAAACTTATCAATAATATTTGCTTTATCAAATCCCCCTTGCTCAAGTAACATCATAATCGTGTTCTTAACCAAAGTAGGTTCTTCTGGAGAGGTGGCTTCATCATAGGGTTCTGATTTGGTATAGCCCCGGTAACGAAAACTTCTCCAGAGTTTAGTATACTGCTCTTCTGAAATAATATTGAGGTTCCTCGCCTTAAATATCATTGCTGCTAGAGAAATACCCCATCGCTTTTTCAATAACATCAAAGATTCCAAAGATATTCGGCTTCTAGTTTCAGCAATAAAGGCATTTATTGGAAAAAGAAAACAGTTTGCGAAATAATGGGCTTGGTCTTCCAATTTATCGAACCAGTCTTTCTTATCATCTTGCGTAAGGTTTTTATGCATAATGATATGGCCTAGTTCATGAGCTAGGTCGAATCTGCTTCGATAAAAGTTATGTTTGTCAGCCGCGATAAAAATATAAGGTTTATCATTTATCCAGGCGGATGTACCGTCCATATCCTCATAACCAATTTCAAAACGAGTTATGGTTATACCGGCGCGTTCCAAACGTTTGGTTAAATTTGGGATTGGAGATAAACCTAGTCCCCAGTGAGCACGTAATTTTTCAGCTAATATCTGAATTTTACCTTCATTTAAAGATAAAGCTTCTTCTCTAGATAACGGAGCGATCAAATCTACCTTAGGGAATGAGATCCACTCATCAGCAATAGAGTGAATTTCTGCCAAGTTGATTAGCATTGCATTAGATCTAGAACAAGGGGCCTTCAAAACGCGCTTTTTTGCACGATTTAAAAACACAGGTTCACCATGTACAGGAACTTTACGAAGAAACCAGTGCATGGGAATACGTAAAGCATCAGCTAAAGAAGCTAAGACTTCCGGCTGAGGACTGTGAGTACCATCCTCCCATTTTTTTACGGTTGAGGGTGCAACATTAATCATTTCAGCCAAGGCGGTTTTACTTAAATCATCGTACATTTGACGAGCGAGTTTCAATCTCTCTGGCTCAAATTTCTCTATACCCAACATCGTCTGTACCTCCAACATTTACTCACCTGCGGTGTGAGTATCATCATCTGCTTGCTCAAGTCTTTTCTTGATCGCAAGTATAGGTTCTTCGGCCACCCCAGTCATTGGCTCGGAAGCTGATTTTCTTAGTTCTGCTAAAGTAAAACGCAAGATAGGTCTTTTTTCCATCGGATGAGGGACGATAAAGTCTAAGTCTAATAATTCAAATGCAGAGTTCCAGTAACTCGTTATGCATACAAATAAAAGATCATCAAGTACCGCTTCATCGTTAAGAATTGCATTGATCAACAAATCACTTTGATTAGCTTTTACGAGACCTGCATTAGATAAAGACTTTTCTATATAAAACTTTGCGTTCTTAGTGTTTAAAGAATCCCTTCTCATAATTACAACATGACAAGAAGGGGTAGTCATTCGAATAAATTGATGACCTTTTGGCTTCGTATCTTGCACTATAGCGCTGTGCCCTGATTCTATAGCTGTTGCGATTAGTGAGTCCATCAAAAGTCCAGGTTCATATTTTGGACTTTCTTGCTTTGCTAATTCACTAGATTGAAACATTACCTGAATATAGGCGTCTTTTTCCAGTAGCTTATTTCTAATAGAAAACTCTAGACTGTCTAAAAAGTTGATACCAAATTCGTGGGCTATACGGCTTTGAATATGGGGACGAAGTTCATTTATATCCATATTTACATCCAAATTAATTTTGTCAAAATATATCATATAAATTTCGTATGACGTATGAAAATTTATAATTTATTTATAATCGATTAAATTTAGTACAAATTGTTAGAGTTCTATACTCATCAGCTCATCCCATCTAAAAGGATTTTTGCTTAACTTATCTCTGCTCATCGACCAGTTGCGATTCGGTAAGAAACAACTGCCAACAGCAATTTTTTTCTTTCCATATTTTTGATGTACTCCTTCCAGCGCCTGCATCAGACTTTCCTTCCTCTCGATTTCTTCCATGTCTGTCAGAAGATCATACGTATGACAGCTCTTTGGCTCTAATGCCGTCAAAATTACCCCGCATTTTTTATATTGAATCCCAGCTTTAAATATATGGCCGAGCAAAACAGTAGAGGCTTTCACCAGATCCAGTGCAGAGTCAGTAGGCTCAGGAAACGTGTAAGAGGTAGACTTATTATAGAAGGGCACATCAGTATCAAAAGGATTCGACTGAATGAATGCGATGATACAGCCGCATAGCAGATCCTGTTCACGTAGTCTCGAACAGGCATCTTGAGCATACATACCTATAGCTTCTTTCAGATCATCCAGTTCAGTAATACGTGCACCGAAAGAACGGCTAGCCACAATTTGTTTTCGTGAGGGTGGAGTGTGCTCAATCTCAATGCATGAATAGCCCTGTAGCTCCGCTATGGTTCTGGCCATAACCACTGAGAAAAGACTTTTCATAATGTGAGGATCGGTGCAGGCCAGATCCAGTACTGAATTAATTCCCATCAACTGTAGCTTTTTAGCGTACTGCCGCCCAACACCCCAAACTTCAGAAACTTCTACTGCAGATAAATAGTGTTCTTTATTGCATGGGTCCATGCTGACCAGGTTGCACACGCCATTAAACTGGCTATTCTTTTTTGCAATATGATTGGCAATTTTAGCTTCGGTTTTTGTTCTGCCGATTCCAACACAAACGGGTAGACCTAGCCACTGCCAGATCCGGCCACGCATACTCTGCGAGTAATCCGTTAAATCGAATTTATGGCCATAGCTACTGAGCTCTAAAAAGCACTCATCAATTGAATATATTTCTTGCTCTGCAGAGGTCACATAGCTCCCAAGAATCGCATGAAATCTACGACTCATTTCTGCATACATTGCATAGTTGCTGGATAGTACTTGCACCTGGTGTTTTTGCACTATGTCCCGGATCTGAAATAAGGGTACACCCATTTTAATGCCGAGGCTTTTCGCTTCATTGCTCCGTGCTACAGCACATCCGTCATTATTCGACAGTACAATAACTGGTACATCATTGAGCTTCGGATTGAATACGCGCTCACAGCTGACATAACAGTTATTCACGTCGACCAACGCGAAAACTTTATTTAAGGCTTTCATTTTTATTCTTCTTAGACAGAAAGTTTCTTTAAGTTCCAGGTAACCACAGCCACCACTTCAAAAGACTGGCCATCTGTGAGGTAAATACAAGGATAATCTGGACTCTCAGCTTTAAGCCAGACTTTAGGCAAAGTGGAAGGGTCGTAATCTTCACCAAAGTGTTCAGCCAGTTCGCTCTTCGACATTTTGGCCGTAATCATTAATCTTTTTATTGTTAGGTCTTTATTATCAATTAGGGCAACAACAATACTGCAGTGTTTAGGCTCTTTACTGCGGTCAACAATAACGACATCACCATATTCAAGTCCGGCATTTACCATTGATGATGTACGGATCACGTTCAAGAATGTGGCATTAGGGTTAGAAATTAAGTGTTCATTAAGGTCGATACTTTTATCGACATAATCCTGTGCAGGCGAGGGAAAGCCGGTTGGAATAGATTCTAATGCTATAGGGATATAAAGATTAGTTCTGGCAGTAACCGGTCTGAAGCCATGCTCATCAAGTAGTTTGATATGTTCGAGTATGGCATTAATGGTTGGGCTGGGTTTCCCCTCAGGGCCCATAATCTTCTGCAGAGATGACCAGGCATCATCCGAGAAGTAGATTGGCAACTTCTTAGACATGGTACTCCTACGCTACGGTGGCGTGTTCGGAATTTAATAAACTGTATATATAGGATACGCAGAGAGTTTTATAAAACTCAATAAAAATTTATGAATTTCTGATAAAAACAACTAATAGTCTGCTCTGATATCAGTTATTGCCTTTTCATAGGTTGCATCCATAAGCTCTATAGCTTGTTTTATATTGGTAATTGAAATATCAATAAGCTTTTGTATATTAGGATCGGTAATAGGAATTGAATGGCTGTGGGCATTTTTTATAAAAGCAATTTTACTAATCTCTTCAAAGCTTTGTCTTATATAATCAATAATATTATTTAAGTTTATAATATAATTTTTATCTTTTAATATGCTGTACTTGTTAGATAAAGACCATCTATGCAGCTGAAGATCTATATATTTTTCTTGATAATAAAAAAATATTTCTAAAATATCTAAAGAATTATATTCTATTAATTTCTCTTCATTAAATAAGTTTCTGTTATTAAGTTCCTTAATACTATAGTCTTTTAAACCATAGTAATATGGAAGAATTACTTCTCTAATCATATCAATAGTTTTTAGATATTCTAATAATATTGCACTTTCTAGATTTTTATTATGCTGATCCTTCCAACTATTAAAAACTCCAGTAGCAATATAAGCTGCTCCTAAAGTTGCGAAGCCACCAAAGAAACCGACTGTAGTAGATAAAGTTTTTTCTATGGGTTCACTTACGTTATTTAAAAGATAAACACACCATACTATAAGAAAAGTACAAAGTGTAATTAATAAAATAATTCTAAAGGTCTTATTTATAAGAATTTTAATATTCATCTAAGTATTTCCATAATATTTTTTAACTATGAAGTTTACTAACCTCTATATAATCAAATTTTATTATTTCACTTTCAGACCACTAGGGATTATAAGCAAGTGCCCAGCCCGGGCTCTTATAGTAAGGTTTTGACCGCTTGATCATGTATTCAATGTAAAATTGGTCCATATTTTTATTTTTTACTATAAAATTTATTTTTTCTAGTTTTGAGATAAATATCAAAATATATTTTTTCGATATTTCTTATATAAGGTAAGTAGAAGGATTATTGTTCCCCAGAAGGTAATTTTATCCATCTTACCTATGTGTTTTTCATAGATTGTAGTGACTAGCGACGCAAAGATATCCTGAGAGTGATTTTCAAAATAGGTAGTATATTGAGAAATCATAAAACCTTTTAAGATTAGACAAAAAACTATGAAAAATAGAGGTACAAGATAAATACTTGGGCGAGTACTAAAGACCACCACAACTCTATAAAACTCATTACTTATAAAATTCATGCTTTAACCTGATCATTTTCTCGGACAATGAGTGCCATTCCCACCCGGCAGACAATCACAAGCACTACCATCCTTATCCCGATCTAATCGCTTATAACCAGGTTTCTTAGCATTAAAATAGTTTTGTGCCTCTTTGTGTGTTTTAAAGTCAGCGCACTTTACAGCGAAAGCAGAAGTAGTAGATAACCCCAATAAAACTATCAT